TCCCTGAGTGCATCTTCGTGAGTCATAGCCTTATGCATACCAAAACTATTTGGCTCCCATAAATGAAACCTGCATAGTCTACCCAGCAGTGTTCGTATCTGTCCACGATCTTGTGCTCTGTTAGATGCTTTCTCCATTAATTGTTTTACAAATGGTACACGTGAATGGTATGTATTAAATAGGTCAGCAGCTTTGTCTTTTGTTACCCCTAATTCTGCTTGCAATTTTGCTTTACCCATACCATAGAATAATCCTAGGTTAATAGTTTTAGCCTGTGATCTAGGTATCTCTGCCATATTTGCTACAGTCTGGTGAAAGTCTGCGCTAGAGTCATTACTATAAGAATCTACAACGTCATATACAGATGGTAATTTGTATAAAGAAGCATAATGCACTACCAGCCTAGGCTCTTGCTGAGAATAGTCAAAACAACCCCATGTATGGCCTTCCTCGGGTATAAATAATGACCTTATTTTAGGTCCAAGATCTTTGTTTCTGGCAGGTATCTGTTGTAGATTCGGATTCTGGTAGGAAAACCTACCAGTTACCGTGCCACCCCCAGCATTACGTAATTGATTTATTTCTGCATGTATTCTACCCTTATGTTCGTATCTAAGAATAGAGTCTAAAAAAGTTGTGTGTGCTTTGTTTATTTCTCTTGCTTGTGCAATCATCTTAACAACAGGATTCGGATGTTCCTGTAAAAAATTTTTTGTAAATGATGGTGCACCTGTTTTTTCTGTTGTTGGATATTCTAGTCTCAACATATCAAATACATTTGCAATAGATCTAGCTGCCCAGATCTGTGTATCAATATTTGTTTCACCTTTTATTTTGTGTAGTAATTCTTTTTCTTGTGCTACAAATTCTTTTTTCATTGCGTGTGCTCGCTCTATATCTACACGAACACCTTTAAATCTCATGTCAACCAGGCAAGGAAACAAATCAGACTCTAGGTCAAATATATCCTCCAGGTCTTGACTAATAATTTCTTTTTTCATTTCTTGCCAAAGCCCTAATGTAACTTCAGCATCACGTTCAGCGTATGCACCAACATGCATTGCAGGTAGTTTATACATTTCTGATTTAGGATCTATGCCCCACTCTTCTGCAGCTTCTGCAAGTGCAGCTTCGTTTTTACCATAACCAAGATAATGCCATGATAAACTATTAAGATCATAACGAAATCTGTTTTCATCGGTCAACGCAGATGCAATCATTGTGCAGGCTATGTCACCATTTATTTTGAAACCCATTGCCCGTAGCCAACAAACATCATAGATAGCATTGTGAAAAACTTTTGTTGATGGAGACTCAAGTATATCTTTTAACCAAGACAATACTCTTTGTCTGTCCATGTTTCCGCCACCCTCATGTGCAATAGGAAAATAACCTTTGTAAAATTTTGTAGCAACAGCGATGCCTATAACTTCACCATTACCAATAACAGAACCAGATCCTTTCTTAATCAAGTCAGGGTCTTTTGTCTCCAGGTCAATTGCTATTTCATCTACGTCACGTAGGTCTGGAAACTCTGTAGGTTTTACCCATTCAGTCTGTGCTTCAAACTTAGGAATTTTCATTATAGTCCCTTTCAATAATCATTTCTAAAAAATGTATTGCTTTCAATATGTCTTGCTTCTTTCCCTTATCACGATGTCTAATAATATATTTTATAGCACAACCCTCAGGATATAGCAATTCATTCTCAACCACGAACTTACTTGGTTGAATTTTATATTTTTGATAGTGACTTCCGCCGTGCTGTTTATCCCAAACTTTCGATGTCATAACCTTGGTCCTCCTTTTTTGCTGCCATGATATACAGGTTTTGTTTTGTACGAGTTACACCTACATACCAGACTCTATGTTCTTCATCTTGTTTGTCAGTGCTTTTTTCTAATGCATCTCGTATTGTTTTTGTGTTGTCTAATATTAATAATACATTGTCAGCTTCACCACCTTTTGCAGAATGTATTGTAGATAATTTTACTCTTGGATCCTTTCTTAATTCCTCTCCATAACTTAACATCTCGCGTATGTATAAACACTCTTCGTAATCTACCACAAAAACATCAAACCAATTTATTGTTTTATCGTAAGTAAATTCTGTAAGATCGTACATTTTTTCTTCTGTTAATGTAAAATCCATGCCCGTATATTCAAATATATCTTTTACTTCTGATAAAGATAGTAGATCACCTTTTTGCCATCTTATGTAGTTTAGAATAGTTCTAAACAAGGTTACCTTGTAACTTTTCCTGTCCTTGTATTCAAAATAAATACCTCGTTCTTTTAGAAAAGGTTTTAGTCTATTTAATTTATCATTGTATCTAGCTAACACTAACCAGTTGCCTTCATTAATTGGTACATCTTCAAGATTGTAAACATAATTTACAGTTCCTTTTTCGTCTCTTGCTTTCCAATTTTTTTGTACACGTCTATCTTCTGGAATTAATTTTAATATCTTGTCTGCAATGTTTTGTATATTTTGTGGAACCCTGTAAGATTGTGGCAAAATTATGTCCTTCTTTGAAATTTCTTGCTGAAATTTTTTTACATCTGCACCTGCCCAACCATAAATTGCTTGATCATCGTCGCCTGCTAGTATAACATATTTGCTGTTTTCCTTGATAATATTGAACATTTTCCACTGTATCGGCGATAAATCCTGTGCCTCATCAACAAAAGCTACGTCAAATTTTGGACACAATTTAGACACAATAAATTTTTCTATCATATCGGTAAAGTCTATGAGTCCATAAGATTTTTTATAATTTATTACTTCATCAGCTATAATTTTTAACAACCTCTTGTCCATGTCCCCTGAGTACATGTCCGTATTGTATTCTTCTTCGATTGTAATATTTTTTATCCTAGCTGAATTTATAAGATTGAAATACTCACTATCAGAATTAATAAAACCCGTAGACTCTTCACCGTTAGAATAGACTGTAACCTCTATACCCAGTTGTCTACCTATATCTTCGTAGTGTTCATCCTGCATAACCTGAGCTTTCTTCATACCTAATTGATTGAAGGCAAGAGAATGAAGCGTTCTAAAATGTTTAAGATCTTTTCTTTGAAAGGCTGTATGATAGTCTAGCATTCTGTCGATAGCCTCATTTGCAGCTTTAGTTGTAAATGCAAAGTATCCTATCTTATCAATAGGTGTTCCTAGTTTTAAAAATGTTTTAACATATTTCAATAGCTTTGTAGTTTTCCCTGTTCCCGGAGGCCCAAATAACTTCCTACTAATCATATTATATCCGTCTTATGTTTGGTTTGTGTGTGATGGATAGGGACTTCTTCAAATTCTTTTACATTTATTTGTATAATATTTTTTGTAGATGAATGATATTTACCTGCTTCTTTTGATGGAAATCTTTTCTGTTCTAGAAACTCTATCTCACATTCTTGATACAATACCTGCATCATACGACCTGTTTTATCTTCGCTGTACTTCCAATTCTTTGCTTTTAGTTTGTCATAGAACTTATCAAACTTAAAGAATGCATACTCACCTTCTATTAATACAGCTCCAGTTTTAAATGCAGCATCGCTCGTAGCTTTTGGTCCATGTATCTTTGCATGTATTACATCATGTAATTTTTCTTTTGGTGATGTACCCACCGGTGGCTGTACAATCTTTTGTGTTTGATACAATGCATCCATTACAGCTTGCTCTTCATCATTCTTGATTAGTGGTGGTAAGAATCCTGCAGCTTTTGATATTGAGTTACGTCTTTTACGCTGATCATTTAGATGTTCTACATTCTTACAATGCACTGTTGCTGTACCAATACCATCTGGTTTTGTTACATCAAATTCGTACTCAGGTTCTGGATCCAGATCTATCTTCTTCAAGTTTGTCAGTACAGGGTAAGAACCTTTTGATCCTGATAAGACTCCAAATTTTTTCTTTACACAAATACCTTTTTTACAATTTTCACTTAATGGACTCTGTGTGCAAGTGTAACCCTTTGAACCCCTATTCCATGATTTTACTTTTTGATTTAAAAATTTTTGATCCCATGCATTTGCATGTACGCCAGCAAAATATTTTACTGGTGCATTCATAACTTTCTGTTGCCAATTGTCTGGATACTTCATCTTAACCATAACATGATAGTTGTACATAAATCTATCTTTGCCATCAAAGTTTTCGTTTTTAGATAATTTAGATATTGCTGCTAGACATGGTGGACCCTCTGTAAATTCTTCATCCACACCTTCCATACTTTTTGTTTCGATCTCTTCTGTAATTTCTTTCAGTCTTTCTTTTGTAACCAGATTTGCACTGATCACCTTCATGAACTGGTCCAGCGTAAACGTTGTACCATCAACGTTCAAAGCTTTACGTTCCTCCCCAAAATACGGTAGATTTATAAATTGTCCTGGTCTTAGTTGACCTGTCTCACTATCTTTTGTTAGCTGTGTTTGTTTTGGAAATATTTCTGTATCCTGTTTGAGTCCAAACAAAGATAATAAATTTGTAAGAAAAGATTTTACAGTTTTAGAATCTGTAAATGTATTCATAAA